TGAGCGATGCGACACTTCCGACCTATATGGGTGCCTATGTTAGTGGTGGCACCATTACGGCAGCGGTGATTTGTTCATTCAACGGGACAATATACGCTTGGCTTACTCACTAAGGCGCGGTTAGCAAAAGGGCTACAATAACGCAGCGGTGGCCATCCAAGGCTACGGGAGCCGCTGACCAAGGATGGCGGTTTCTATGAGCGGCTATTTTGCAAGCCTCTTTGGTGGGGCAAATTCGACCCTCAATAAAGACATCAACGCCACTGGCTCGCTGGCAGGCTTTGCTGCCGGCCAGGGTACGGGCGACATTTCCGCTGCCGACAAGTTCTGGAAGTCGATCCTGAGTGGCGATTCGTCCAAGATTGGACAGGCATTAGCACCCGCTGTTTCCGCCAATCAGCAACAGGGACAGGGGGCGAAGAATACCCTTGCACAGTTTGGCACGCGTTCTGGTGGAACGGCAGCGGCTGGAGCAGGGATCGATGCTGCCGGCCGCGGCAACATGATCAACATGATTGGCGGGATGCAGACGGGTGCGGCGAGCAATCTGGGATCGATGGGGCAGAATCTGCTCCAAGCCGGGATGCAGGGATACGGCCAGGAGGCTCAACTCTCGCAGGAGCGAATGAAGAACTGGGCGAACAGCATTCTGGGTCAGGGGATCAGTAGCGGGATTGGCACGATGGAGGGGTTTGGGCTTGGCACCGCAATGAACCAAATGGGTTCAGACACATTTGGAGCCATGATGCGTGGGCGTGGTGGGCGTAGTGGGTACGGTGGGTACGGCGGGAATGGCTGGTAAAAAATTATGGGAGCATTCGGTACAGGGTTTTCTTATGGGATGGACCGGGCCAATGCCAGCGCTCTGCAAAAGCAGGCTCTGTCCGACGAGCAATTCCAACTGAACGTTGGTGACGCCAACGACAACATCACTGGATTTCGTAAGCAGTTGGCTCTCACGACACCGCACACTAAAGACTGGGAAGAAGCGAGTCTGGGACTAAAGAATGCGATCCAGGCGCGTACCCAGCTATTCGATCCCAGCAAGAATCCCACAGCAATGCAGAAGTTCGGCCACATGTTGCTGGATCATGTGCCGGGATACCACGCGGCGCCTCCGCCAGTACAGCCTGGACCGCCGACCATCAGCGCTACTCCGGCGATGCAGCTTCAGGCTGCGCCGCAAAAGATGGCTGCACCCTCCTGGGCGGCACCGTCCGCTCCCCCCAGGACAGGTACAGGTCAACTTTCGACCTCTTACCAGACTGGACCCTTAGCGGGTCAACTCATCCCCGGAATGCTGCAGAGGGGCAACATTGATGTCAATCACCGCCCCGGCATTAAAAACGATGATGGCAGTAGCAGCAGCATCTTTAGCATGACGGTGCCGGTTGGCAAGGACGGCTCTCCGCAAGCCTGGGGATCTCCGGGTGTCACCGGGTATGCACTCGTACCCTCCATTGCGAACGGAAAGTTCCTGACAGCCAACGGCAAGATGCCAGATAAATCAGGGATGAGCCAGCTAGAAGATGCAGCTACTGCTTACTACGGGCAAACCCGACAGCATCTAGGCACCTTCAAGTCGGCTGAAGAGGCAAACGCATACGCTGGAAAAACCCATGCGTATACAAATGACGGCAGCGCGAATGCAGTCTATGCACCGTCATACGATGCCGACCAAAATGGCGATCCGATGGCTGCAGCCAACCCCACGCCGCTGGATATGCCGGGAGATTCCCTATCTCTTCCACAGGGCCAATACGGGACCGTACAAGGCCCGCAGACGCGCCAGCAGCTAATGGCACAGGCGCAGGCCAACCTGATGGCGGCGAGCGGTCCTAGACCCCTCCCAAGGCTACTGACGCCGGATGAAGAGCGTCAGGCGGCTCGCATTCATGCCAAGCTCGAACCTGGAGCCACGGCAGACAAGCCAGACAGGTGGCAACGGAATGGCGCTCCATTCCCGAATGCAGACGGTACATGGTCAGAGCCACAGATCGATGCTGAGGGGAACCATCGCAATCAGTTGATGGCGGCGGGATACGCGCCTCCGCCACCGAAGGCAGCGCCGGAGTCGAATTCTGAATTCAGGACGCTCTTGCGTGCCATGAATCCCGGTGTGCCGAATGGAAGCTACACCGAAGATATGGTAACGGCTGCGATAGTGAAGAAGAAGGAGATGGAGACTCCAAGCGGAACGGGATGGCGCGATATGGTGGTCACGGACCTAGATGGCACTCCCCATATAGAGAGGATGTTTTTTGCCAGCGAGAAGAAATTTCCCCATGCGCCTTCGTCTGCGGCTGACGGCTCTCCCGCAGCTCCAACGCAAACGGTGCGTCCCGCAGGTGGTGGAGGTAGTCCCGCAGGTGGCGGAGCCAAGCCCTCCGGTGGTCGAGTCCTGCCCTACAAGAAGATCACCCCGGCCTACACAAAGGCGGTAGAGGCCAGGGATCTCGCCAATACTTCATACGAAAGCGTAAAGAGTGCCGTGGATAATTTTAATCCCGTTACTTCGCAGGGCATTGTGATGTCGTGGTTGCGTGGTCGAGTGGGTCGTATATCGGACTTTGAGATCCAGCTAGTCAACAATGTGGGCGGTGCCACGATGAAGCTGGAAGGCGGCCTTGCCAGGATTGTTTCCGGCACGATGAGCGAGAAGCAGGCGCAAATGTTTCTGGAATCCGCAAGGGGCGAGTTGGAAGCGACACAGAAAACGGTGGACACTTACAAGACTTCCACTCCCGGCGATCTGAGGGACAAGGCTAAGGCGAACACGCCGGCCGATGCCGCAAAAGATCCGCTGGGAGTCCTCTAAGTGCCCGACAAAATGTCTCTCTCGCAGTTCGGTCAGAAGATCAAGACCAAGTATCCCCAGTACGGCTCTATGTCCGATGAGGAGATCGGCAGGAAGGTGTTGGACAAGTATCCGAATTATGCGGACTCTGTAGACCTCACTGCCACCAAGCCGCCCGGATTCATTGCGAATATGCGGGCACAGGTTGCAGGCGTGCAGGGAAAGATGGACGCGTCCGTTGCTCCGGGGGCCAAGGAAGACCGGCACGATTTCAGTGGCAAGCTTGAGCAGTTTGCAACGGGTATCGCCCAGGCGGGCGAGGCAGTGCTGGCGCATCCAATTGAATCTTTTGCAACCGGACTGTTGAAGCAAATACGGAACGTGATGCCGACGTATCGCAACGTGGGTGGAATCCCGGTGCCTGTTCCAAACCTGAAAGGTACGCAGGAGTTGGCGGAGCAGGGTCAATTTGCGATTGACCATCCCGCCTATGTGACCGGCAACTTTGTTGGTCAAGCGGTCCTCGGGGCAACAGCAGGCAAGACTATTAAGAACTTCCGTAGAGTGGCCACCAACAATCTCCGGGGTACAGGGCAGGTGATTGCCGGTGCTGGCAGGGGTGTGGTGGCTGATGAGGTGCGTGGCGCTGTAAGGAAGGGGAATGAAACTGCTCAGGCAGCAAGTGTGAAGAACCGGCAGGCAGTCGAAGGCCACGCAGACTCGATCCGCGAGGCTACGCGGGGTAACGAGGAAGCGAACATGGAGCACGCCTACGACACTCTGGAGGCACAGCAGGAGGCGGCCGCGACGCACCAGGAGGCTGTAGGCAGGGTGCGTCAGCAGAACAAAGAGGCCGTCGATACTCACGCGACCGAACACCAGGGCGTGCAGGAGTTGAACCAGGGCGCAGAGCAGACGCTTGATCTTCGCCGGCAGACAGAGGCCGACCTGAAGGCAAAGACGGATGCGTACTTCACGAAGGAAGACGCCACCGCAGCCAGCGTGAAGAAGGCGACGGACCAGGAGTGGGAACCGTTTCATGAGAAGGCAAAGACTCCGGTGGATGTGGATCGGCTTGCAGGGGATCTGGAAAAGATCAGCGCTCGCAATTCCGAAGCGGCCGGCGAGCTACGACACATCACCGCATCGGCGGAAGATGCAGCACCAGATTCCCTGTACGCGCAGGATCGGGCCGCGATTATGCAGAGCCAGGGTTACAAGGGCGACTATTGGGAGTTGCCAGCCGAACGTCGCGCCAAGATTGACGAGATTGCCGCGTCCAACGGCTTCGAACCAGAGCCTATCGACTTCGATCCCCAAAAAGGGGTCAAGACCTCGCTCGAAGACATTCATCGCGCCACGTCGATTATTGGAAAGAACATCGCGGACGGCAAGTATGAAGGCGTGAAGCTGGGAGAGATGAAACAGGTGTTGAAGTCGCTCAATGCGGCTCGAACGAGAGGGGCGATTGAACTGGGCATCGCGCCTGAGTTGGAAAGAGGCGTGAAGGCGACCCGCGAATACATGGAAGCGTTTGGGAAAGAGCGGACTCCGCGTCGTACCGTGATGGGTGAGCGCAAGGGAGACGCTAACGCGGATGCGGTAACGGAGCGACAGGAGCAGGCGCGGCTGGATGCCGCAGCCAAGCACGATCCTTCGCTGGTTGAGGACTACAAGGGGGTAGTGGCGGCACGGGCGAAGCTGAAGGCAATGCCGACTGAAGAAAGGTTGCGTGCCGGACTAAAGCCGTTACCGAAACCTCCAGTCGATACGCCGGACCCGCGGGCGCCGCAGGTAAAGTTGCCGGACCCGCCGAAGATGAAAGGACGGCCTTCGAATCCCGAGTTGACGCCAATAGAGAAGCCCACGGTAGACACAGTAGCTTTACGGGAAGAAGCGATTTACAAGCGTGCCAGGGCATGGGGTTTCACCGGCTACGATGCCGCTATTCTGACCTCTTCGGCAATCCTTGAGCCAATCGTGGGTCAGATCATGCACGTGCTTGGTCATGGGGGCGGCCACTCGGTAGTGTTTCGTGCTGGAGCGGCTAGCTATGTGGGCGGCAAGGCGTTTGCGCAGAAGGTTCTGGAGAATCCACGCGTAGTGAAATTTCTTTCGCAGCCGCCTCCTGGAGAACTGGCAGCGCTCAGAAAGATTCCCGGCGCGGATGGTGTGACGATTATCAGCAGCATCTCTGCGATAGCAAAGGAAGCGCAGGCGAAGGGCATTCCTGTTTCTCCGGCGATAGCGGCGTTTCTTGCAGCAGGCTCTGTCGGGAATCAGCCGGTGCAGAATCGCAAAGAAGCCAGAGACCTCTTGAGGCCCCACTTTGATATCGAGACAGGATCAACCGCACCACAGTGAGCACCGCATCCCTGCTATCCGCTTACGAGCAGTGCCAAAGAAGAGCGTACTGGGGTCGCGACTGGGAGCGCATCAGACTGGATGGCACACAGATGTTGCAGGCTGCGATCGCCGCCGCGGTGACGGAAGCCGAACGTACCGACTTTGGCGAGGTGGCTGGCGAAGAGATCATGCAACTCGCCAAGGACCGTGGGATGCAGACCAATTCGCATCAGATCTACGATTCTGCCGTGCATCACAGTTGCCTGGCTGACATCACCTCCAGCGCCATCAGGAAGCCCGGAGAAGAGCCGTGGACACGTCCGGAGCCTCTGAGTACAGGATGGACCTCCGGAGCGTTTCTTGACCCCTCTGGAACGCGTCTACGCAGGGTCGTGCTCGCTTCTTCCTGGTCTGACGATCGTCACTACTCCGAGATCCGCTCCTGGTACTCGCTGGGAGAAGTGGCGGCCTACGAGATGCCGATGCAGCAGGTGGTCCTGATTCTGGGAGTGCAGCGCGATGGCAGGCGCCATTCTCCCTGGACGAAAGGGCTACTCCATCCCACGAATCACAAGCTGCGATTCCGCAAGGTGAAGCACACCACCACGGAAGACTTCAGGGACACCTGGGAGCGCATCTGGAGGGAGGACCGCGCCGAGATCGATCGCATGGTGTGGCTCCAGACCATGCTGGACGATGATGTGCTTCGCGATGTGTGTTTCAAGGTGGAAATCCCGGTGCCGGGGAAAGTGGAATTGCAGAGATTGCGGGACATGGCAGCGCGGAAGCTGGAGCGGCTGGCCGGCATGACGGAGCTACCGGACCAGCAGTTGTCTACCTGCGACTTCCCGATCCCGTGCGTCTACCAGCGGGAGTGTCATGCGGGGATGGAGCCGGGGAAGGAACGGTTTGTGCGGATTGAGGCAGCGGGCCGGACTTGATACCGGCTTACGGTTTACGGCGAGATTACCCGGCTAATCGAAGCTATAGCACTACCGAAAACTTGATCACAGACGGCATAGCCGAAGTAGATATAGCGACAGGATCATTTCCCATGCTGCCGGTAAATCGAACTACGCGGAGTGTTGCGCCATATAGCAATTGATTAAGCCGGTCCACCAATTCGTCGTGCTCAATATTGTCGTTATCGAAGTCAGCCAACACGGATTCGATCGCTCCTACGAGAGCGATTGCCTCAGGCGATGAGTCACGATGCATATTCCATGAATGCCGAGTGAGCCATTCGTCGAATTCATCAAGCGACCGCTCATCCTGTAGAGTCCTCAAGAGTTCAGCGCGAATATTGCCAGCTTCAATCATGCCCGATCACCCTAAACCAGAGTATCCCGTCGAGCGCATCCCCAAAAAGGAGATGTGTCAGAAGTTTAATGACGGAGGTTATTGGCAGCGGGCCGGCCTCGATAACCGACTAGGGTTCAGGCTCTCCCAGATTCCAGCCCTGTGTGCCCCACGGGTCGTCTCTGGGTAGATGTGCCGCGTGTCCTTCCACGCTGCCGCTGCCTGGGGATCAGGTTATCGCAGGATTGAGGCAGCGGCCCCATGCAACCAGTCACCGAAGTGATTCCTGCACGTAGAGTCCCTCGAAAGGAAACTGCCGGCCATGGAATTGTGCGCCGCCGCTGCTGGGACCAGTCTATCGCAGGTGACGATTCTTCTCTGCTTCGACGCCGTGAGGTTGTTTGACCCGGCACCTCGGCCTGTTGCATAGAGCCGTGCGCCGATAGAATCGGAGATGTGCTTGTGACTGATGTGGGAGATATGCCTGTTTTTTGGGGAGTAGCGGAAAAGACCGAGGTTGCCCTAATAAGCAGCCCGATCCGGCTACCTTCCGAGTAGCCGGATCGGTATCTCAGTCACAACAAGGAGGAAGTTGCGAGTGCACCTGAGCATCCGCATCAACCTTGCGATCCATGTACCGCTACAGTGGATCGCCGCGCTACTACTCTGGTGGCATTAGAGTAGTGGCTTTGTACAGCAACCTCGGGCCGACTCACTCGGCTCGGGGATTAACCCATTTTACCAAACCCCCTCGGCCCGTCGAGCAAGTCCCTATGTACGAGATAGATGCAGCCAGGCTAGCTGGCGGGATGGCGACTCTTCTCCGCCTCGACGCCTTCTGCGTACTTCGCGTCACCTGCCAAGCGGTTGCGCTCTTTCTCTTCGGCCACACCTTGCGCAATGCCCAGCGCTTCGGTCATGCGGGCAATGTTTGCGATGGCAATGGCGAGCTGATTCTTCACTTCGGTCAGATTCCCGTCTACGTTGGTTTCCACCTTTTTGATGGTGTTGCGATTCAGGATACCAATCACTGCGGCAGTGCTCGCCGCCAACGTGGTAGGGATGATGCCGATCATGGCAATCATTGCAGCTTCAGTCACGATTTGTCCCCTATTGCGTAGTCGATGGTTGCCATGAGCAGGCCGGCATCGAAGGGTTTCTGGAGAAAGGCCCTGGCCCCGGCCAGCATGGCTCGCTCCCGATTGCCGTGCTTGTGGATGCCGCTGAGAACGATGATCGGGATCTTGCTATCGCGTAGCCGCTCCAGTACCGCCCACCCATCGACGATGGGCATCCCGATGTCGAGGATGATCAAGTCAGGCGCGTATTGCGCCGCATCCGCAATGGCCTTCGCTCCATTGACGGCATAGAGCACCACGTACCCACTGTGCCCCAGGCGAAGTTGCAGCGCCAGCCGTACCTCTGGATCGTCATCGACGACAAGGATCTTCTGGGCCACATCCCCTACCGGAGCAGCATGTGACCACCAGCGCCACCCACCAGGATGCTGAGTACCCAGAAGGCCAGCCCTAGAGCAGTGAGGTTGATGGGGCGTGGGGATGGCGTGTAGCCAGCGGCGGAGATGATGAAGCAGATCAGGGCAAGGACGAGGAAGATCAAACTCAACACGGAAGCCTCCTACCAGCGGTGATTGAATCCCAGGCCGCCGCCGAACAACATCACCAGCAGGACGATGAGCAGGATAAGCGCCAGACCGCCGCCACCGTAGTAGCCGACCCCCGGCCCCAGGCGGTAGCCACCAAAGCCAAATACGAGGATCAAGATGACGAGAAGGAACAGCACCGTTGGAGCCTCCGGAAAGTCCTATTGGAATCTCTTTTGAGATAAATGGCTAGGCAATACTGCATCGGAAGGCGTCAAGGGAACGGTTGGTGAGGATTGAGGCAGGCCGGACCGCATAGCCTCTCGCCGGTCATCGCGTGCAATGGCGTTTTCCCAGTCTTCGATTTCGTCGCTCATAATTTCCTTCCCTGCCACTTGCATGGAAACACAACCAGTGATAAAAAGGCGGAGAATTATTCGCTGACGAGCCAAAGGTCATTGTTGTCCCAGGGTCGTTCGGGGTTCCGGTTTGGGTGACTCACCCGAGGGAGACCTCGTTAGGTACGGGAGGATGGAAACAGTCTCCTTAGATAAACTTCCCTCCGAGTACGTTGTGCCTCGTCTCAGCTCACCCGCGCCGAGAACACAGCGGAGCCGTTAGGTTAGGAGCTTCATGAGCCTAGCCGTCCGGTTCCGCATTGTCCTGAACTCGCTTCCCGTCCGATTGGATTAGAAGCTTATATGTATTAAGTATTATTAGTATTATTAGATTTATTACATATATTACATATGCCAACACGAGAAGAAATTTTGGCAGCAAAGACAAGCAATGGCGGCCCTGGATGGACCAGGAAGCAACTGGAGGCTTGGGGTGTGTCTTGGCCACCAGTGAAGGGTTGGAAGAGTAGATTGGAGATCGAGGCGTCAGGAATCGATCCAGAGCGCGATAGGCTGGAGATGAAGAAGTTCTATCAGGAAAAGTCAGGCGACTACAGCTACTGAATCTTAGACATCTGCACCATCCCAAGGGGGTAGCCAGAAATTTTGGCCGCCCCCTTCGTGTTTGTGGATGGTTGCGGGGAGAGATTCGCCACAGATAAGCGACAGTTGTTGGAGTACTCCCAGCGTACACGGATGTATTCTCTTGTACACTGGCTGCACGTCAGTGAGTGACTTCTGTGCCTTTTATGCCATTTTCACCCTAGCGGAATCATAAACTTACGGTTCTACGAACGGCTGGAAGGTACTTCGTATACGAATGCGGCTCGCGTAAAACTCAATAGGCATAGGGGTTCCACGCTAATTGAGATTTTTGTGTACGCTGGCCGGACGTTGGTGCTATCCTGCCGCTGTGAAAAACCTTCAGAAGTCCGCGCATGGCAGCGTGAGGGCATACACCCGGCACTCAGTTGACTGTTCACGCGCCAGTGATCCCGAATACAACACCTGCTCCTGTCCGAAATGGATTTACCTCTGGAGGAGGGAAACTGGGAGACAGAGCCGAAAATCTCTGAACACGCCGAGATGGAGTGAGGCGGAGCGGATGGCATCCGATGCGCTGCGTGGTATGGACCCAGAGATCGCGGCGGCGCGGGCGACCTCCGCGAAACGCGATCACGGACGGATGACCATCTTGGACGCTTGCAAGCTATTCATCGAAAGTCGGAAGCGTGACCTTGGAGAGACTTCGAGCACTATCGCGCAGTACGTCACTCTCAAGGGGAAGTTGATCGTCTGGGGCGAGCGTCATGGAATTGAGTACGTCCAAGGCATCACACCCCTGCATCTTGAACGCTGGTACTCGTCGTCGGCGTGGTCCCATTACGCGCCGTCAACGAAGGCGCAGAGGTGGAGTTGCGTTCGCACTATGTTCTTGTTTTGGGAGAAACGCGGCGTTCTTGAACAATCCCCGGCCGCCAGCATCCATAGGTCGAAGGTGGACGGCGACCACGTTCAGGGACCGTACACCGATGCACAGGTAGCTGACATGTTTGCGAACGTGGAATCAAGTATGCCCCGCAATTTGCCTATCGCTCGAAGAGGCAACTACGCTCCACGGTTGCGAGCATTCATTAATCTGTTGCTCCATACCGGAGCAGATGTGAGCGACGCCGTGCTGTTCGAAGTAAGCAGGATCGAGGCCACCATGGTCGATAAACGAAAGGTCTACGTATACCGGTACAAGAGGCTCAAGACCGGCGTGCAAGCGGTGATCCCGATCTCCGTCGCGCTGGCGGCAGAGTTGCGGGATATTCCTCTGGAGTCTGGCACAACTGCGGAGATGCCATTCCGGACGGATGGACTGAAGCTTAGGCACGACCAGGAGAAGTGGTCGAAGCGCGTCTCTGCGGTGCTCGATGCTGCTGGCATCGAATACGTCGAGCTACCCACACGGGATAAGCGGGGACAGGTTCAGACCAAGGATGCAAACGTGAAAATGCTGCGTCACACATTTGCGGTGCGACAGCTTATTGCGGGACAGCGACCTGAAGAACTTGCCCGGATGATGGGGCATGTGGACACTAAAATGATCTACCTGCATTACGCGCCATTTGTTAAGGCTCTGGATGATGCCCACATCAGGCGCGTAGTCTCCGTCTGGTAGACCGCTGTTTGTGGACCCGTTCCGCGACCGAATAGGGGATACGCATTGTCAGGTAGGAGCGCTTCAGTTTTCTTCCAACTCTTGGTGGCAGTTCTCCGAATTTGAGGACGCCATCCTCGTTCTCGAAGACTTTGCGAATCATCGCTGGCGACAAGTGCCATATTTCGCCCAGCTCAATTGGTGTGTAGTGCGGCTCATGCGTGAGGCTCATTTCCACTCCTCATCGCTTCCCAGGTTCGGCAACGGTGGTGCTTCATTTGGGCCAAGAACGATGCTGGCCACCCCGTTCATATCCGGCTCTTTCCACAGCGGGGTACTGGGCGCGTTCTGAAGCGTGCTCTCCAGATCGAAGGTCACCGGGAGAGGCTTCGCCCTGCCCTCCAGATGCCCCCCCAGGGCCACGATGGTCTGCTGGAGGGACGGTATCTCCGCCTGTAGCATGGCGAGCTTGTGCTGGCACTGGGCGCGTTCCTGGATAGCCTTGGCCAGTCGCTCCTGTGCCGCATCGAGGGCCACAGAGAACGATGCTCGCGTGCTGTTACGTTTGTTTCGAATGTTAGGCATGTAAAACCTGGACCTCCAGATCGGGACTGGCATCCGGACATAGCGGGCTATTGTCTTCCAGATGGAAGAACCCTCGTTCTTCACTCCAGTCAATTGGTTTCCGGCAAGCGGTACATATCCTGCGAAAGCTAACCATTCCATCTCCCGTAATCTCAGGTGAGATAATTGCCGCCCATTCACAATATTGTTGACAGATAAGAAATGCAAGTTTATTTATTTGGCATGACCGATCGGCAGTTCATCGCATTCCTGAAGCGGAAGCAGGGCAACAGGACGCCAGCCGAATTCGCTGCCGAAATCGGAATATCGCGAACCTACCTCCACTACATCTACCAAGGGGAGCGTCCTCCGGGGCCAAAGGTTCTGGGGCACTTCGGCTTCATACGCGCTACCGCCCATATCGTTCCAGGGAAGAGAAAATGAAAGAGATCAGCGATCGTCCCCTACACGCTGCCATCGAAGTTCTGACCCCAACCCTCCAGGACAAAGACGAGAAAACCCGGCTGATTGCCGCCCGCTGCATCGGCATGATGTACGGATATGACCATCGCTGGAGGCAGGCTCCCTACCTCATCGATTCGGTGGAATCAGTCCGCACGGCTCCGCTGTGGAATCCGGAGACGGGAGCGAAGAGCCGGTCCTTCTCGATCGCCGGCAAGCTGGACGTGAAGGCCCGCGAAGAGGCCACCGGGCATCGTGTTGTCGTCGATCACAAGACAACCTCGGAAGACATCAGTGACCCCAATGGAGCGTACTGGCGGCAGCTTATTGTTGAGAGCCAGCCAACGCATTATTTGCTCTTGGAATGGTGCAACGGCGAAAAATACGACTATGGTCTGTGGGATTCCATGAGAAAACCCCAGATCGCTCCTAAGCTACTTCTCAAGAAAGATGTAACCCGGTTACTCGATGGGGCGGCGTACTTCGGCACCCCGCTCGATGAAGACTCCAAAGCCTACGTCAGAGAGCACGAACGGGAAACGCTCATGATGTACATCGGCCGACTGGTGGAGGACGTATGCGTAGAGCGTCCGGAAAGACACTACCAGCGTCGCCTGATTCCCCGTCTGGACTCGGAGATGTTGGAGTATGCCGGGGACGTGTGGGGCCATGGCCAGGATCTCCTGCACGCACGTCGCAACAACCGCTGGCCGCGTAACTCTGGCGCCTGTTTTACATTCAATCGGCCCTGCAAATTCCTGGGATTGTGCTCGAAGCACGACACCATCGATTCGGGAAAATGGGCCACCAGGGAATGGGTCCATCCAGAGTTGCCTGTGGGCGAAGGGCGCGGTCTGGACATTCTGACAAATTCTAGAATCAGGACGTTCCAAACGTGTAGGCAACTCCACTACCTGAAGTACGAAGTTGGCCTGGAAGCGATGGATGAGGAAGAGTCTGAGGCTCTTTTTTTCGGGACGCTATTTCATCAGTCGCTTGAAGTCTACTTTTTGGGACTGCAATCGGAGCAACAGCGAGCTGGGTAACGCCGGGAGGCGATTAAATGGACAGTACCGTTGACCGTAGTGAAGTTTCGCTGCATGAGGTTCGGGTGGCTCTTGCCCTTCGCGAGTGGCCTGATGTGTGGCTCACGAATCGCGAGATAAGCGCTGCCGCTCGCGTGGCCGAACGCACGGCAAGAATGCACACACTCAGGCTGGTGAAGCTGGGCGTAATCGATCAGGCAAAAGTGTTCCCGGCCCATCGCTATAGGTGGTCAGATCAGGCACCGAAGCGTAATGCGGATTACACGCGTCGGCTTCAGGCGGCCATCGAAGTGTTTGGACTAGTGACGCCGTAATCACAACCACAAGGAGAGCAGCATGAATGCGCAGCCACCGGTAAGAGCGCCTAGGCCATCGGGGTCCAGTTCGCTACCGTCCAGAATCTTCACTCTGTCGGACATTCTGTCGAAGAGCAAACCACAAGCAAAACGAATCGGCCTGTACGCCAAGGGTGGTTTCGGGAAGACCAGCATCGGAGCCTACTTCCCCAAGCCCATTTTCCTGATGACGCGAGGCGAGACAGGACTTCTTACCCTGATCGATGCCGGCCAGCTACCGGAGACGCCATACCTGCCGGAACTGAAGGACTGGGCAGACCTGGATGCAGCGCTGGACTTGCTCCTGTCCTCAGCCCACGAGTACCGGACACTGTGCCTGGATACGGTGAACGGTGCCGAGCGCCTCTGCCACGAACACACCTGCCACGTCGAATTCAGCGATGAGTGGGGCGAGGGCGGATTCGAGGGATACAAGCGTGGATATGAGGTAGCGCTGGCCCCGTGGCGGCTCTTCCTGAACAAGCTGGACCGGCTGCGTGAGGAGAAGAGCATGACCATTTTGCTGTTGATGCACGGCAGGACGAAGGGCTTCAAGAATCCGGTGGGTGCTGACTACGACAAGTGGGTGCCTGAATTGAACGACCGCACCTGGGCAGTGGTGAAGGGCTGGCTGGACGCCACCATGTTTGGAGACTACGAAGTGGTGGTTTCCGATGCAAAGGGTGGAGTGGCCAAGCCGGGGAAGAAGGGTAAGGCCGCGCAGATGTCCACCCGGATGCTGTACACGTCCGCAGAGAATCCGGTGTACGACGTGAAGAACCGCTATGGGCTGCCCGATGAAATCGAGATGGGCGACAGCCCTGTAGAGGCGTTCCGGAATCTCTCGGCCGCATTCGCTGAAGCCAAGAAGAAGATCGACACGAAGCCGGAAATTGCAAAGGAGGCCAACTAATGGCGTCAAAGGGACCGCATTACGATCAGGGCATTCACGTAGGGGAAGTACTTCAGCAGGGGCTTACCAAGGCCGCTACGGGCACGTTCCAGTTCGTCTTGACCATCAGGGTATTAGGCGTGGCCGATCCTCGCGACCCCACCAGCTACACTCCGCACCGCAACCAGTTCCAGCGGTCGATCTACATGGCAATTACGGAGAAAACGGTGGAGTACGTGGTGCCATCGCTGGAGACTCTGGGGTACGAAGGTTCCACCTTCGGCGCACTGGACCCCGGCCATCCGGAGCACCAGTCGTTTGTGGGCAAGACGTTCGATTTCCTCTGCACCCACGAAGCCGACCAGGAAGGCAACATGCGGGAGCGGTGGTCTGTTGCCCGCACGGCCAAGCTACCGGAGCTGAAGCCGCTGGAGTCTCGCGAGATGCGGCAACTGGATGCGCTCTTCGGCAAGGCGCTGGCGGGCAAGGGGAAGAAGAAGGAGCCGGTACTGGTACCCGGTGACGCGCTGGAGATCGATGAATCGGAAATTCCGTTCTGATCATGGACGAAAAGTGTTGCATCTCATGCTCACTGATTAAACCGGTGGCCGACTTCTATCGTCATCCGATGATGGGAGACGGCCACCTGAACAAGTGCAAAGCGTGCTGCCGGCGTGATGCGCTGGAGCATCGCAACAAGAACCTGGAGCGCATCCGCGAGTACGACCGCAACAGGCCGAGACGAATGGAACGTCTCACGCCAGAGAGAACATGGGTACCCGTTTCAGGCGGTCGCAGCAAGCAGGCGTGGGACGCAAGGAATCCGCACAAAAAGAAGGCGTCAACGTCTGTTAACAATGCCGTGCGGGATGGGCGCCTCAGCAGGCCGGATCACTGTGAGCGATGTGGCGGTTCTGGCAAGATCGAGGGCCACCACCCGGACTACAGTAAGCCGCTAGAGGTAATGTGGCTTTGCGATCCATGCCATAAGCAAGAACACAAGAACCTTCGCCGCATGCTTCGGCGTGCGTGATGCCACTTACCAAGCCCATTTGCGACGTGTGCGTCAGGATGCCCGAACCCAGACGCCGCGTCGCTTTGTACGTGGCGCGGCCACCGCACCAGGTTCTCCATTTGTGTCTCTGCGAAGAGCACTTCCTGAAGCTGGAATGCACCCTGGGGCCGGGGGAAGGACGCCGTTTGCTGGTCCGGGAGTAAGACCCACATTTGCTATACTTGTTTCATGGAAAACGTCAAAACCACATACGCCAAGGCGCACTTCCAAGAACTGCTCGCCAGGGTGGCCAGGGGAGAGCGCATCACCATTTGTCGCTACAACACGCCGGTAGCCGATCTGGTGCCATCGCGCCCACAGGAAAAGCCCAAGCCGAAGTTCGGCACTGGCAAGGGCAAGGTGAAAATCTTTGATCCGCACTGGCTTGACCCGATGTCGGACGAGGAAGCGGACGCCTTCGTCATGGGGCATTACTAATGCCGCGCTTCCTGCTCGATACGCAAGTCATCGTGCACGCCTATCGTGCGGAGGGACGACTTCCGCCTCGCGTCATAGCATTGCTTGAGGATGCGGAGTCAATCAACTTCGTGAGCGTAATTTCCATCACGGAGCTTGCGCTCAAAACGAGCATCAAGAAGGCGTCGATGGGCGAAGCCGAGATACGTCAAGCCATTCGCGATCTTCGCCTCACCATTCTTCCGTTTGAAGCAAATCACGCCTACAAGCTGTGTCATCTGCCATTGCATCACCGTGACCCCTTTGATCGCATATTGATCGCGACGGCACTGGCCGAGGACATACCCCTGATTGGCTCAGACCGGCAGTTCAAAAAGTACAAGGGTCTGAAGGTTATCTGGTCATAGCAGTGAAGACCAGCCGCGCATTCTCTTCCGGAGTCAGGCAGGCGCGGATCTCAGCCTCTATGTCCTCAGCATCCTTGCCCGCTTCGAGATCCGGCAGACTCATCCGCACCGCCTTGTCGCCATCTAGTGCAAGCAGGCGACGAATCTCGTCCGCAATTTGCTCAATACTGTAATCGCTCATTTGACCCATTCCCTTCCGAGCGGTGCTGGTGTATCCCCTGTACTCCATTGTCTTGCCCATGAGCCTTCTCCTCCGAACGTAGAATGGCCCCCAGTGAAGCCTGGAGGCCACTTCTTACGCTTGCAGCTTACGTGGACGGCCCAGGACATTCACCATGCCGTCTGGAATCTCTATAGGGGCTACAGCGTCGTCCACGCCGCCGTAGGTTAACAGCATGGCGGACACGTCTCTTATCCAGTTGATCCGGCCGCGCCCTTTGGGTAATCGGTCATAGAAGTTCCTGACCGAGTTGAATGCTTGTTTCTTCATGACATCCGGATCGTTTTCCGCGTCCCGAATTTGCTTGGCTCGGCTCTTACGGGTCATGGTGTCCAGGTACTTGTTGATTTCGGTGATGTCATTGGTTTTCGGAGGAGGGCTGGCCTTGATCATCTTGGCGTCGAGTCTTTGATTTGGCCGCATGAGAGCCACTTGCATGATGGGCATGGGGAGAATGGTTCTAGCCGCGTTGTAATCGTCCATCATCCTAAAGGCAGTAGGCCTTGAGAAGCGGCAGGTTTTTAGATAACGCTCAAACATGCCGCGGTGAGGTTTTAGAATTTCTCGCAATCGGAACAGGTGTTCACCAATTTTGAGACGTTGCTTGCCAGTTTCATGAATGGTTTCGAACAGCAGTCGAGTCTGGTCCCGTATAACATTTTGCTCTCGCTCCTGCAGCCCTCCCCATCCGGGGATGCTTTCGAGGTTTAGTGTTGGACCTAACTTCGCCATTGTCGCCATGAGGGGTTGCCTTTCTCCTTTGAATCTTTGAATGAAGATGAATACACAGTAAGCCTACACTTGTAGACAAATGTATATCAAATTCTGATTATCAGGACAATATGGAGACAATCTGGCGGTTCTGACGGCTGGCAAGTGACCAATGTGTACGGATGTAAGTTACTCGTTGACAGGTGACCACACGGGGGCGCACATTTGTTGCCTGTTTGATTACGAACACACAATAACCCAAATGTGGTATCGCGCCAGGAGCCGCCATTTTCCGTGCAAAGACGACAATTTGTTCGCATCAGCGTTCCGCTGAATGACCAACTACTTGAATGCAAAAGGTTAACCGGCATACCTGTCGCTGTTCAGGTACATAATGCCGTAACGTACTATCTGGACGAGCACGCCCAGGGAATTGCGGAGAAGCTGGGCGCCACCCCGGAGGAGATCGAGCATTTATCTCAAATGAGATTGGGCAGGCCCGCGAAAGGGCCGCCATCTCCCAAGAAGCCGCCAGCGTCCACCGGCCAGCTTCCGGTTCCGAGGAAAAGCAGAAAAAAGAGCAAGCGACTTGCCTAAATAATCGAGCGGAGTTAATTTGGTGGTGTTCGGCTTGATCACCGGACACCTGCCGCTCGCGTAGGTTTAAAGGGGTGGAGTCCCACTCGTTCTGAGTGCCACCCCCTCCCAACCTCCCTGCCATCGCAGGGGAATCTATGGGAGAGGACTTTCCTCCGTGCTTACCAATGACTTTATTGCTTGGGAACGTTCTTCACGCGACGTGATCGACGTGAAGCGTTGCTACATCGACATAGCCGGCGACATCGCAGCCGGCGTACTCCTCAGCCAGATCGTCTACTACTTCCTTCCCGACCGAACAGGCAATTCCAAGCATGACGTGGAGCGAGACGGCCGCCTTTGGATTGCTCGTTTCCGGGAGCAATGGCAGGACGAGTGCTGCATGTCACCGAAACAGTTTGACCGCTGCTGCGCCGAGTTGGAAAAGCGCGGTTTGATCATCACGGATGTGTTCAAACGCGACACAAATACCGTGAAGCACATCTCCCTCAATTGGGAGAATTTGATCGCCAGGGTGGAAATCGCGAACTCCCTAAAGGGTAATTCCATTGGAATTCCCCAAAGGGTAATTCCTACCTCTTATTCTAAGAGAGAGAATCTCTCTCTTGGTCTCACGACCAAGAAAAGAGAAATCCCGTTCTCGGATGAGCAGGTGGAGGGGATCTACCAGGCGTACCCCCGGAAGAAGGCGAGAGGGACAGCGCACAAAGCCATCCGAGCCGCCCTGATGGGAATCTACAAAGGCGACTTCACGGAAGCCCTTCCTGCCCAGGAAGCCTACGAAGTGCTGCTGGCGAAGACGGAGGAGTACGCAGCCAGCCCAGAGGTCAAACAGAAGCTCCAGGCCAAAGAGCAGCACTTCATCCCGCATCCGGCAACGTGGTTCAACGCAAAGAGCTACATGGACGAGCAGGACTGATGGAACTCACTCCTGCACAAATAGAAACCTATGCCGCCCGCGCCCTCGGCGGAAAGCGGTCCTCGTCCGGCCACAGGTTCCGCACCGCCTGCCCCATCCACAGCGGCAAGAACCCCAATTTCGCTTTCGATCTCCGCACCGGCCTCTGGTACTGCCATTCCAAGTGCGCACAAGGCGGTGGAATTATCAAACTGGAGATGCTTATTGCGAACTGCGGATGGGAGCAAGCGGTAGAGACCGTCGCCAGGGCCACTGGCTGCCCGCTGGGCGCGTTGCTGTTGAGGAAAGGTATCCAAGCCTCATATTCCTACTTCGACGCGTCAGGGAGGCTCCTATTCGAAAAATACCGGCTCATTAAGGACGATCACAAAACCTTCCAATTCCGCCAGCCCGCTCCGGGGGGAGGTTGGGAGTGGAAAGGAACGAGGCCGAAGGTGCTGTACAACCTGCCCAGCGTGGTCACGGCGCAGTCGGTGCTGATTGTCGAGGGAGAGAAGGCCGCCGACCGACTGAATCGCACGCAATGGCAGGCCAGCGGCAAACTGTACATGGTGGCAACCTGCACCCCGAATGGTGCGGGAAGCTGGCAGGACGCCTATTCCGCTTACCTTGCCGGCAAGAACGTTGTCGTTCTGGTGGACAACGACGAATCAGGGCGCCGGCATCGCGATGAAGTGTTGGCCAGCGTCAGCAAGTACCCGGTCGCGTCCATCCGGTCCATTGACTTCGAAGACCTTCCGGAGAAGGCGGATGTCTACGATTACCTGGAGACGCACAAGCCGGAAGAGCTTTTACAGCGCATTCGCACCGCAAAAGACCTGCTGAAATCGGATCTCCTCTTGCCCAAAAAGCCTGCCATTGCAGTGGAGTTTTCGGAGTTTGCTGCCAACTACGAAGACCATACGTCCTGGATCATTCCGGGAGTAATTCACTCTGGCGCCAACGGATTGATTGTCGCCAATCCTAAAGTCGGCAAGAGTCTTGCGGTGCTGGATCTACTCCTATCGCTGGCTTCCGGTGAGCCTTGGCTGGGGATCGACATCGAGCGGCGGGTCAAGACGATGTACGTATCCCGCGAGGATCATCCGGAGACTACGATTCCCCGCTACAAACGGCTGCTGGCCGGCAAGGGCTGCACCTCCGATGTGAACGGTTGGATGTACTACAGCAGCGTGGCGCAGTGTCCGGAGTTTTATCTGGACCAGGAAGCGCATCTGGACGCGATGATCGAAACCCTGCGTGACTTCCACATCGAGTTTGCGGTCTTCGATGTGTTTCGCCGGCTGCATCTGGGAGATGAAAACGACAACTCCCAGATTGCCAAGGTGCTTTCCGGATTGACCCGTATCGAGCATGAATCCGGATGCCAGGTAGCGCTGATTCACCACCTGAACAAGAACACCGATGGGCCGTTGTTTAATCGCATCCGCGGCGCCTCCGCGATTCATGGCTGGGCGGAGTGGTCGATCGGGATCAACTCCGAAGCCGGGGACGATGACGACGAGCAGGTACGCAAGACGGAGTTTGAGACCAAGGCTGGCAAACCGCACCGCCCGGTGTACTGGAAGCCGATAGATGGTGACGGCTCGCTGCGATTAGAGCCATGCGGATGCCCTGTAGGACCGCGCAAGGTGCCCCCATTGATTCCCTACAAGCCACCCAAGGAGAAAGCGCAATGACGATCCGCATTTTAGTTTGGGCGAGAAATTTGTTTGTGAACTGCGCGGAGTTTTGTGACCGGGCACTTTGGAAAACGTACAACCCATTTCTATGAGTGTGGCGGAGGCGTGATGAAAAAGAGCCAACTGAATGCCGGATGCGAGTGGGAGCTGGTCAAGGGTAACGACAAGCGGCGAGCACGGTACTGCCACAAGCTAATTACCGGAGACTCAATTTACTGTCCTAAGCACGCACTCATGTTTATGGAGTTGGACAACGAGAACCGGCGCCGCATGGCGCACGTTCGCATGGGTAAGCAGCGCAAGCAGGTGATGCGCGAGATGCTGGAAACGTCACCGCTGCGGGTGGTCATCCAGTGAAGACCCGCTCTGGTAACTGTGGGGTTTGCGGAATATGTCAAGGCTGCCTAAATGAGCCATGTTGTTGCACGCTCTGCGTTGACGCCAAACCCGCGAGGCCAACGATTGGCAGTCTCTTTGCCGGAATTGCCGGTTTTGATCTCGGGTTTGAACGAGCTGGGTTTCGGACGGTCTGGCAGGTTGAAAAGAATGCGTATTGCAGACAAGTCCTACGGAGGCATTTTCCCGATGCAGATAGACGAGTCACAGACGTGCGATTCGCTGGAGCAAGAAACCTCGCCCGAGTCAACGGCATCTGCGCCGGCTGGCCGTGTCAGGACATCAGCAACGCAGGACTCCGCGCCGGAATCGACGGAAAACGCAGCGGACTGTGGTTCCATGCCTGTCGCATCATTGGCGAACTACGACCCGACTTCGCGCTCTTGGAAAACGTCTCAGCTCTGCTTGGACGGGGAATGGGGCGAGTACTCGGAGACCTTTCCGAAATCGGGTATGACGCGGAATGGCAGGTTATATCCGCTGCCGACGTTGGCGCACCGCACAAGCGGGACCGTATCTGGATTGTGGCCTACCCCGCAGGCGAGCGACGTAGCTGGTGGGGCGAGGATGCCGGACGGGAAGCGTGGCTTGAGTCTGCGCGAGGTGGCTGTGACGGGGGAGCGGATGTGGCCGACGATACGCAGCGCGGATGCGGACAGGGGCGGCCGGGGAGACTTGATTCAAGCGGTGCGTGGCAATCCGAACAGTCACTACAAGTGGCCTACGCCGCACGGGAATTGTCACACGGGAGCAGGGCTACATGGGGATGGCGGCCCGAATCTTCAGACGGCCGTGAGGACTTGGCCGACGCCATGCTCCACGATGCACAAGGGATCATCGCCAGCGGCGTTGACCCGGAAGAATGGGCGAAGCCGGCACAACGACCGGCTGGATCACGCGACTCAGGCGAGACAGGGCAGCGGATCGCTGAATCCCCTATGGGTCGAATGGTTGATGGGCTATCCGCCGAATTGGACGGTGGTGGAGTAGGTGCGAGGCACTGGATTCAGGAGCCGGATATTCCCAGAGTTGCCCACGGAGTCCCAGAGCGCGTCAACCGGCTTAAAGCACTCGGCAATTCTGTCGTGCCCCAAATTCCGGAGTTGATAGCGCGAAGGCTGAAGGAGTCTTTCGATGAAGCGCAAGCGAGTTGAGAAGCCGTGGGTGCCGCGCCAGCCGGCTACCGGGAGCGATATGGCCAATTCGCCATTCGGCCATTGTTCCGGATGCTTTGGAGTCCGGGATGGCGGGGAGACGCACTACACGGGTTCAGTCGAGCACCCATTCAGCGCACAGCAGGCCGACAACTACAAGCTAGGGAGGGACATCGATGCCATCGCAACGGAAGTTGAATAGTCCATTAAATGGACAAGTGGACCTTACGGCCATGCCGGATGCCGAGGTGGCCAGGATACTGGATGCACGCGTGCGCGATCTGGAACGGCAGCACAGGCGATCCTTCATCGAGCTTGGCCTCATATGTGTAGAGATGAGTGACCGGTCGCTGTGGCGGGAACTGGTGGACCCGGAGACGGGAAACTTCTTTCAGTCGTTCAGTAGCTGGTTGGCGGATGCCACTCTGGTATCCCGTTCTGCTGCGTATTGCGCGATGAAGGCGTTGAAGGACATCACCGACGTGCCGATAGCGGAGTTAGAGGAGATGCCGCGGTGCAATGTGATGACCCTGCAAAGACTCTCTCCCCAGGTTCGCCAAGATCCCAAGGTGATCGAGGCGGCCAAGACTTTGAGTGCGGACGGATTCCTGCAAATGATCGAAGAGGAGTTTGCCGGGCAGCATCTGGAGCGCAACGAACGGATGGCACTCAATCCCACCCGTGGCGCTCGCAAGATGATTGACGAAGCCTTGAGTGCGGCCGGGGTGCTCTATGGCGTCGAAGGTCGCGAGGCGCAGATTGAGGTACTTTCGGCGTTTTTCATGATGGCCGAATGCGAGTTTGAGCAGTACGAAGGCATGAGTAATCGCAGGGCGTATGAGATCGCGTTGAGCGTAGGGACGAAACATGCTGAAACGCACGCCGATACGCTCGCGTAGTTTGAGAAGGTGGGGCCAATGCCTAGACTTCCCAGTCCAACAGTTTCATTTACCTGTCTCACATGCGGTAAAGAGGCCACTCGTTTTGTGCGTGAGATCAGTAGAATCTCAGGTCGTTATTGCTCATCGACGTGTTGGTACGCCAGCCGGGACAAGAGCCGCAACAGGAAATGCAGCTACTGTGGGAAGGTATTCGCGAACAGAAACGCGCTCAAATATTGCAGCCCAGAATGCCTTAGAAAGAAAAGCCTGGAACGGCGCACGCGGAGATGTCCGGTATGTCAAGGCAGTTTCAAGGTGCAACGTCTTGCCCAAAAATATTGTTCCACGCGGTGTGCGGCAGCGGATTCCCCCGCAGTGGAGAGGACTCCGTTTACGTGTCTTTCGTGCGGTAAGGAGGGGAGTTTTATCAAGTACACAAAGAGATCGTGTCGCATGTATTGCAACCAGGAGTGTCAGCGAAAGCATATGGTTGGGGTCAATAGTCCCATGTATCGCGGGAACCGGAGGCAGGATCGCGGACCAACATGGAAACACGCCTCAGCAGAGGCCAGGATTACAGATGGCAATGCCTGTGTATGCTGTGGGGCTGCAACGGAGCCTAAGATCAGCGTGGATCACATTGTTCCTTATCGAATAGCCACGTTCTATCGAGAGGCCGATCCAAACAGCCAGATCAATTTAGCGTGCCTGTGTCGTTCATGCCACTCCAAGAAGACTTCCACGGAGCCGGCGCTGTTAAAGGGCGATGTTATGGGTTTCATAGCCGAGTCCAAGCGAATCATCCCTCTGGACAGGCTGATGGCGGCTCTCAGGTTTTGGAGATTGGCGTGAGTCAGTTTCATTTTGTGGCCTATGTGCGTCCGGAGCCGCAGGGGTCCACTAAGGCGTTCATGCACAAAGGCCGGCCGATGATTACCAGCGCCAATGACAAGATGAAGCCCTATCGCCATGATGTGACGCAGATGGCGCTGGAGGCGATGTCCAGGCTGGGGCTGCAACGTCCGATTGCAGCCTTCGATGTGCCGGTAAGCATGGTGCTGGAGTTTTACTTTCGCAGGCCAAAGTCCGTGAAGCGTGCCGACATGACAGTAAAGCCGGACCTTGACAAACTTTTGAGGAGCACCCTGGACTCGCTGGCGGGAATTGTCTATGTGGATGATTCGCAAGTGGTCGAAGTAAGCGCGAGAAAGCACTATGGAGTGCCGGAACGCGTGGAGGTATCTATTGTCTGTTAACGCACTACCGGAGTTGCCTTATGAAGCGATCTCTGCTGTTGGTTCTTGTTTTACTGGCCGGCTGTAATAGCTGGGAGCGAACGG